AGAATAAACGTATTGCTTTTTAGCATCTTTGTAATGCTTCTTTAGATACTTACGCAAGTACTTTACACGATTTTGAATAATATCTAGTTTAAGATTTTCTTCAAAGATGTCTTCCATATCGAGAATATCGATAAGTCTTTCATAAGCGTTATTGTGAATTACTTCTACGTTTGCCATCACATAACCTAAGTCAGTGATAGACGGATGAGGTAGGTTTTGGCCTACGTTTGCCCAGAACGTTTTAACCGCAACTTCGATCTGTGCAATTGCTGATAGAGAACGAGTAACCATGTCTCGTTCTTTATCTGACATGTGTACTTTAAAGTCTTGGACATCAGATTGGAAATTGAATTCCTTATCTGTCCAAAACCCATTGTGCATTGCCTCAATGAACTTTTCGGTCCATGGATAATTATCTGGTTTTCTTGAAATTTGTTCTACGAATATTGACATGGCGGTTTTATCTATTTAATTGATTAAGGAACTATTATACTATATATGCGACAAAAAGTAAATACAAATATTTACCTTTATAACCCGTTAGACGATCTTGGTCTTATGGCACGTAACGCACCGTTTTCTTCATTCCTTAAAATTATTATAGATTCACCATGCGATGAACGATGATAATCGTAAATTGATTTTTCGTTTCTGTCTTCTAAATTTAGATATTTAGACCATCTTTCAAATTTTGTTCGGCCTGTAGCAAAGCGGTTAAAGGTTTCGTTTGATACATCAAATTGTTTATACTTTCTCTTCTTCGGCTTTCCTAAAGGACGATCAGCTATTGCTATTGAAGCAGTTGTGGTTTGTTCGTCTTTCATTTTGTTATATCTTCTTCTGTGATATATATTGTTTGTTGTGTTTTTACGTGTGTTGCTTTAAAAACCGGATGACCTAATACAGTATCATACGGCGCCTGTGTCGTGACTTCAACCAAAGTACCTTTTTGTGCGAGCATATCGCCTGTCTTTGGTAATGCTATATCACGGATGAGAGCATATTTTCCTTCTTCTATATTTCCACTTTCTGTCAAATACCATGCATTGATTTCGGGATTGTAATCGCTAAGATCCAAACCGCAGGATTCCTTTATGACCTTTTTTAAATTTTCATCATCTATACCGGTGTGCTCTTTAATAAGAAAGAGCGCTGCAGCATATGAGGCAATGGTCGATTTGCCAAGTGGAATTTTATTTATCAAGCGTTTAACATTAAAAACTAATTTGTGGAATAAATTGTAAGCAGATTTTTCTTCTTTAGTTTCAGGTTTCTTAAGTTTTTTACCGTTCTTATCTACTACACCTAACTTAAACGCTGTGGTATTTTCCCACTTCGTAGTTAACAATCGTAAGAAACGAATCGCGTAGAAAAAATCTGGTCCTCTTAAAAATCCCATGTTATAAATCCTTTAGTTTTGTTGCTAATGCTAGATCAATATTTATATTCTGATACGTGTTTTCTGGTATATAATTTAAATAAACTAAAAATGTTTTAAGCGCAGGCCAAAGGTTGACATCTACTCTATGAAATATCATTCTATTAGCTGCACTAATATCGAATACGTTATAAATCGTTATAATGTGATTCAACAATAATCTTTCTTGGATTCTACCAGTATCTCGGTATCTCCTTAAAAGCCTTACTACATATTTGAATTTAGCTATATCGTCATAAAATTCATCAGCCGTTATGCATTGATGATTTCTATAATGTTTAGCAGCATATAAATCAAAGTTATCATTATTTAATTCGGAAAATAGTTTCACAGAGTTATTTATACACCATTAAGATAGGTCAGCCGACTGAACTCCTAAAACGTAGAGATGGAAATCGGCGGTATCTTTTGCATAAGGATTTTTCTTTTTGCCTGCATCTTTTAGTCCAGCCTTATAAGCACCATTATTTTCAACAGTCTTTGCCATTTTAGCGTTTACGAATATCTTCGATAACATTTTATCAACTTCACGTTTTGTTATTTTAGCATCTCCACCTTTTACGAAATCGTCAGGCTTAAGTGCTTCTTCAAGATCAGTTGAAGCTTCTTCGAGCTCTACTTCTTCTTTTTTTCCAAGAATCTTTTCAGCGGCATCTTGACTAATTTCTGTTGGATAAGTCTTGCCATCAAATTCAAATTCATCATCGCCAGCAAGTTTAGCTTTAGCAGCAGCTGCAGTAAATTCGTTACTTTCTTCTTGTGAAGTTGGCTTTTCATGAGTATAACCCATGTCTTTCATTTTTAGATGATCCTCATGGGTTTTTGCTTCATAGCCTTTACCCGTTTTTGGATCATACATCATATGAGGTTTGAAATCCTTCGCTGTGTGCGTGACTTGTTTGACAGCTTCGGCCACAGACTGCGTTATTGTATCTTGTAGTTCCATATTTATTCCTTATTATATTTTGCGGTGTGTGGCCGCGGTTTCTTGTTTAAGTGCCTTAATTCTTTCAGTTTCTGCTTTTTTGAGTTTAGGCAAAAGTTTTTTTCCAATTTTTTTAATGAGAGCTTTTTTCTTTTCAACCTTTTTATCAACCTGACTTTTTTGAGCAAAACTCATTTGGTTGTATTCGGCCTTTCCAGAAAATTTCTTTCTTAAAATATCTTTGGCTTGTTTTTCAGCCCTCTGTAAAAGCTTTTCAGTAGGTGCTTTTTTCTTCATTGCGATTTTACGTTTCATCGCAAGCTTAGGAGCAAGTCTTTTCATTATCCTAGCTCGTTGCATCCTCTGTTGAGGTGACATTGGCTTCTCAATTAAATATTGCGCGAATGTTTTCATTAATCTCCTGCAGGTAATCCTATCATCCATAGTACTGCACCGGCAAGACCAGTGACAACAGCTGAGACAAACGTCCAAGTGATAGATTTAATTGTTTTTAAGGTTCCTTCAGTATCTGCTTGAAGCTGTTCGACATTTCTCAGACGATCATCTTGAGCAACCATTCGTTTTAAAATTATTCTAGTAGTATCATCTAAAGTCGTGATCTTTTCTTCAGCCCGTGCCAAAGCGATGATAGCATCTGCCATCTTATCGATCTTTTCTTCAATTCTATCTAGACGTGTTCGTTCGTTCGAATTCATATTTCCCATTGTATTTGGTTGAGTATTATACTTTGTTCTTTCTGATGTATTTCTTTTGGATAGCATTGCGTTTCCAGTCTTTCTTATTAAAGTTTTTGAAGTTTTGAACTTCATCATACTCGTCATAAGTTAATACGTTGGCCTTTTCAAGGTCAACTGTTCTTGATTCTTTTAGCGCCTTACCTTTAAGTTTAGATAGAACATTCATGATAATACGAGGATTTAAACCAGCACTTGACAACGCCTTATTAATGTCACCCCACATATACTTATCTTTATTAGATTCTTCAATTGATTCTCCTAGTACCGCATCTACACTATCGCCTGGAACTAGTGCGGGATTACCTTTCATTTGCTTAATCCCTTTCTTAATAGCTTCAGCTGAGTTGCGCGCTTTTACGTCAACTGTTTGTCCTTTAAAGAGTTTACCAGCTTTCTTAGTAATAGTTACTGTCCAAAATTTAACTGCTTCTTCAAGACCTTCTGCATACATATTGTATCCACGAACGTCTTCTTCGTCTTGTGTTTTCTTTATAAACTTTTCTGCGGCTGATTGGTCCTTAAAAGACTTTTTCATTTTTTTGCCATTCCACAATTCGACTGAAGCAATTACTTTTTTCGCTTCTTCAAGATCAACAGAATCCTTAAGAACAAACTTGACTTCTCGCGCACCTTTAAAAAAGTTAATTAGTTTAGGATCGTTTGGAAAAATAATTTCGTCATCTTCAAGTTGTTCAATTTCACCTTTATACTGAGGAAACTTTTTCTCTGCTTGTTTAATAAACCTTTTGATACCTTTTGGATTGTTAACAATCGCGCGATTTTCGTCTATAAATTTTTTGTACGCTTCTTTAATAATAGAAGGTTTACTAAAGTCTGCATCTTCATAAATAAAGTCTTGATCAAAATCTTCACCAAGTACTATTGAACATATCTCTTTAATGCGTTCTTCTTTTAAACGAGCTGATTCGAACGTATCGCCAATCATACCATTTGTATAGTCTTGAATCTTCTTTAACCTATTCTTATCATTAGGATTATCGATATATTTGGCGTAAGCCTTTTGAAATTCGGCATCATCCATGACTTTATCAATAATTCCGCCAATCTTTTTAGTTGCAGCTTTTACTGACTTAATAATGTCTTTAACAGAAGCTTCTTCGACTGCTTCTGTCTTACGTGTACCAAGCTCGCGGGTGAGATCTTTTACAATCTGCCTGGCCTTTGGATTAGACACACCTTTAAAAATATTAAGGAACGCCGTTAGCTGGCTTACGTCAAGTAGCGATAATTTTTTTTGATTGATTTCTGAAATGTTCATAGTTCCCATAAGGTTGTTATTCTATTTATAATAATGTCACCTTCCAAATTCATGGCCTGCAACTCTTTTCATTTGTTTTTTGTATTCTTCAAAATCTGGTTTTGTTTTATACAGTTTAATTGATATTTCGTTGCGATCTTTACCTTTAATGCGCCATTTGAATCCTTTTTCCAAATGATCTGGTTTAGTGGTTTTAACAACGCGTCTTTCGAAACCATCTTCCCATGTTTCGCTTTTACCAGTTCCTTCAGCGTATTCTTTAAACGATATCATCCTCTGACCTTTGCTGCTAAGTCTTTGTCTGCTCCACCCCATGTACCTTTACTTTTAGTAATAAAGGAATTAACTCTAGCAAATGCCCATTGGTGAGGTGTTGCTCCTGGGCGGTGACCAGTTTTCCAAGCAGCCATTCCGCGGTCAAATACTTGCTTTAATATGCCATAAGCTATACCAGATTTTTCTGCTTTCTTTTTCAATCCAGCAATTTGCTTTTCGTCAATTTGGCCAGGTGTATCTTTTTTATGATCGGCGGCCGCCTTACCTATTTCTACAAACTCTCCAAACTTTTTACGATAAGCGAGGGTATGTTTCGAAACTTTAGTCTTCGCTCTTGCGTCACCTGGCGCTGGATTGTACGCCTTTGGATCGTCATCGTCTAATTTAGCTTGCTTATTAAACTGTGCTTGTCGTTTCGATTTAGTCGATTTCGAAAGACCTTTTCCGTAAGTAGGATTTAACTTTTCTTCAAGTGACGTGATCGCAAGTGAATGAATGAAATACTTTTTGCTATCTTCGCCAATAACAAAGTTAGACTTTCTATGTTTAATAACCACGGGTTGATTATTGAAAAACGCAGTATCACCTATATTAAATATTTCTTCAGCTATGTACCTTTCCCTTTTATCGGATAGAGGTGGCAATTGAATGTGTTCTCTAAAACTTGTTTTTTCTTTCAGACCCATTCTTTTACGAATAAGATTAAACAGCGTCATATCTTCTCCATACGCTTTAGTTAATCCTAAGCTAAACGATTTAAAATCTCCTTCTTCGGCCGCTTTGCGCATTTTAGATGCACTCATTCCTTTAACACCTTCAGCGTCTGGATCTCTTTCACCTGCAGATATAACTTCTATACCATCTACAAAATTATAAAATCCGTGTTTACCTTTTACGTCATTGTACTTATTAAGCAACTTTTGAAATTCAGATACCCGATCAGATCCTACAACCATTTTGATTTTTGTAAATCCCTGATCGTAAAGAGCAGTAGCAATGTGAAAGACTGTCTTTGCTTTTATATCTTCAATGATGTTTCTACCATGATTAGGAAACATCTTACGCATTACTTTTATTTTTTCGCGATACTCTAATGGGTTTTTATCTTTGTCGTTGCTTTGCGAAGCGTAAATTCTATAGTTACTACCTTTAGCGACTTTAGCGACTTTTGATAGAAGTTTACCATGCCCTATAGTAGGTGGATTAAATCTTCCAAACGTAAAAACAGCTTCTGAAACCTTTGCATCGTTAAATTGTTTAAATGACTTCATCGTATTTATCGTTTTGCGTTGGTGATTTTTGCTTTATACGGACCACTCGCCATTTTTTCTTCAACCTGAATTAAGGTCCTTATATACGCTTGGTATGGCGATTCTTGAAGTGCGCTATAGTCGTCTATTTTTCCCATTTGTTTATAGAGAAATTTGAAATCACCTCTTTTAGCGAACTTAAGCAAATCCTTTGTTTTAGATTCAACATCCTTCTTAAGCGTGTTATAGTCAAGTTTCCCAATGCCTAGTATCACTATAGCAGGATTCTCAGGAGTCTTTTTTGTCTGAGGATCTTCCATGTCTATATATCCAGAAATTTCTTTTCTGGTTTTCGCTTCAGACAATAGTTGTGTTATCTTTCCCATCCCTTTATTACGTCTTTTGAAAAATTGTTTGTTGAAAATTCCATGCGGTCTACTAACTTTACCGCACCATTTGTTGTTTTGTCTATTGCGACAAATCCTTCTGATCCTGTAACTTTAAATCCATTTTTAGTTCTTACAAAGGTGTCAATACTTTTTACCTTATCTAGTTTATTTATAATAAGTAATTTGGCGTCCACGATAGCGTTCATAAGCTCAAACATAAGTTCAAGGTTTTTCTTATTTTCTGATGAAAAGAACTTAAGTAACTCTTCTTTTTTAGCATCAATCGCCGCTTTACCTTTTTCGCTTGAACGCTTATCTTTTTCTTTCGCAAATTTGTTATCAAACCATTTTAATAGGTTTTTGACGTGCGATTTTGTATTAGTAATTCTTTCGCCTTTTCTTACCAGTGTATTGTTGAATGTCTCAATCTTTATAGCTAAATCAATGTTGTTTTCAAGTTCTCTTAGAGTAGTTCCTTTTATTTTTTGAAATATTTTTCCTGCTTTCGAAAGTGATGAGGTTACTTCAGCGGTGTCTTGGTTTGTCAACGTTGCTGTCCCTGACACATCTCTATAATTAGCGTCTTGATACCAAATGGTGGATTTTTGTTTTAGACCTCCAAGGTTTACTCCGTAAGAAGCTTTCATGTTTTCGAAAGAATTGCCCTTATAAGTGGTATGAAACACCACGCCAAGATTCGCCTTTAAAATTTGTTTTGCTAAATCAGCATTTGCAGGAATCGCATAAACAATCGTGTTTGGCTGAAACGTGATATATTTTTCACCGTCGATAGATTCACTATTTACATCGCCCTTTGTAAACATAATGTCACCTTGTATAACATCTTTAATGCCTAAATCTTTTAATTCGTCAAACGCTACTTTCAATTTAGTAGATAGATCACCACTTGTATCTGCTTCGATGTCAGCGTGGTTTTTGTAAACCTTAGGTTCTTTATTGAATATACCTTTTTTTGCAACAAAGAATTCACCGTCTGAAGGATCTACACCAGCAAATACTGCAGGTGCTCCATCCCATTTTACTGTAACATCTGTGTTTTTCGAAGATGAACCGCTTAACATATCTCTCAATGATCGAAGAGCCATTATAGCATCGCGGGATCCTTTTACACCACCGTAAATAACGCGGTCTTCGATGTGTGTCATATGTACGTTTTTTCCGGCCTTTGCAGCTTCTGAAATTTCTACATAAGAACTAAAGGATTTTATAGAAGGTTCTTTTATTTCTAATACTAAATCGCTGTCGCCTGTTTTATAAATTCTATGATATTCCATTCTAGGAATAAACATCTCAACTCCTTTTTCCATTAGTTTAGGAATTTCGTTATCCATTTGGAAATACCAATCGTTACCTTCAATAACCTTTACGGTTCTATCTTTTAAATCTCTGTGCCAAACTAATTCGTCGGACTCAAGCAAATGATTGAAAGTTCTTATTCGAGTACTTCTATCTGTGTACTTATCTATATACGGTTTACTCATTACCAGAAAAAGTTTCCTCCACCTTTTAGTCCAAGCTCTTTTGCATATCTAGGAAGATTGCAAGACCAATAGCCTGGTTTTGTTTTATCTTTTTTAGCAGCACACTTGTGACGTGCTGCAAATGATTTTCTCGCTGCAAGGTTATTTATCTTTGCAGATAAACCTGATGTATCTCCGAATTGAACTTTGATTACGTTACCTTTATCGTTTTTAACATAAACATAAAATTTCTTTTTACCTCCACGCTTAGGGTCGTTTAATTTAACCTCTTTACCTTTGTATTCTGCAGCTTCATTAATGAAAGGGTGATCTAAAGGTACTTCTTCACCTTCGTGTAATCCAAATTCGCCAATGTCAGTTGAAAGTAAATACTCATCAAACTCTGTTAATTGAATTGACTCTTTTAAATTCCGTGCATAGGAGAACAGCTTATAGTAGTTTTCAGAATGAGGGCGGAAAACATTATGAGCCAATGGTATTTGGTTATCGTTATGAAATGCTAATGCTGCTTCTAATACGTTACTCATAAATTTTAACATATGCTGAAGAGTCTTCAGTCTTACTTCCTGCGTAATTAATTAATTTGGTTATCCACCGATTAGTCTTTTTACCGCCAAATCTTTCGACCGCTTCAATAAAATAAAGAGTTCCTAATTTTGCGTGGATCCAGTCACCTTTTTTAGTTTGTATGTTTTTATCGAAATCATCTTGTGTTATTCCTTCAACCTTTTCCATTAGCTTAAACATTTTTTCAGATTCTTTCTTATCGCCTTTTGCAATTTTCTTTGCAGCTCTTGCGATTGTTTTAATTTCTGGAAGAACGACACTGAGTGTTTGTTTAGCAGAATCTTTTATATAACCCCAACCAACACCTCCGCCGCGGGCAGTTTTTCCTGCAATTTCTGCTTTAATAGATCCATAAGCGCTATTGTCTTTAACCATAAGGTAGCCGTCATCGTATTGAATAGTTCCACCTTTTGAAGACCATATATCACCACGGCCTGATTTTATCGATTTAGCGGCAGATTTTAAAACCTTATAGTCATCTGTATCAGGCGGAAGTTCAACATTTAGTTGTTTCGATTTCGCGGTCTTATTTACTTTCTTTAATGAAATAGCAACGCACTCACGGTTTACAAAATTTTCTAATATAGACTTTTGTAATCCACGAACCGTTGCAGTATTTAAAGACTTAACATTGAAGTTAGAACCTACTGCCCAAATATCTCCTGGGTTCCATTTATCATCAGTAAATTTTGGAAAGTCATTATTCTTAAACGCGGTGTCTTTAGCAGCATATATTGATTTCATCAATTTAGAATCACGGTGAAATACCATTCCTCTTTTGATATAACCTTCTTTAATTAAAAGCTGCGAAGAAAGATACGAACTATTTTTCCATGCATCGTCAATTTCTAAAATTTCTTTAAGAGATGTTTTACCAACATCGACCTTTTTAAACGCTTTTGATAAAACTTCGTCCGTAAAATCATCAATAGGTGTTGATACTCCCAAATCAAGCATTGCAACACACCATACACACTGTGCAGATTCTGCTATAGCCGTTTGCAGAGTTCCTCCACCCGCACCAGATCCTCCTCCACCAAATGGCGCAGACTTTTTCAATTCTGTAATTTTTATCGAATTGCCTTTAGCGTCTAACACCGCAAATATACTACTATCAATTTCGTATTGATCAATTGCTTTCATTGCAGCGTCAATATCTGCTACAACAATTGAACCACCTTTTACAAGTTCAAGTGGCTTTTTAGCTTGTATTAGTTTACGAAGTATGTCAGTGCGCGCTTCGCCTGTTTTAGAATTAGGTTTTCCTAATTCTCCTGAGCCTAGGTTAGTACCTTCGTCCAGAAAGATATGAAAAGATTTTAAATTAAGCATATGTCTCGATCATCCGTGTTAAATCACCATCCGAAATATTTACGCCTGATTGTATTGTTCCAGCTTGCATGTTAAGTGCTCGGGAAAGTTTACGTAAATTCGCAGTTTGAGATGACTTTCCTTTTCGAAGTAAGTCAACTGTCTTTTTGCGAGTTGCTGAATCTAAATTTAAATCACCGTCTAATTTAATCTTATCGACGATGCTTTCCATAAAGTCATAGATTTCAACATCTGTTGGATCGATCTCAATCATAAATGCTCGAGTACGTATTGCGCCATCAGGATCAAGCTTATCCATCTTCAAATTAGAGATGAAAATAATCTTACCTGTAAATTCAAAGTAGCGCGGAATCTTCCCATCATCAATAAGTTCTTGTGGATCTTCGTATTCGTCAGGCTCAACAACGTTTTTGCCCATTTTATTCCATACGAGTTTCCTTACCTTTTTCGTATCAGTAGCAGCTTTAAACATGTTACGTGCTTCCTGATCTTTTAATGCATCATCGGAATCATCAAACAAGACAATATCGTTTTGATACTTAAATAAAAGTGAATAGATACCAGCAGCAGATGCTGTACCAGTGTTTTTAAAGTAACCATTACCATCCGCAAGACCAATTTCTTTTAAAACCTTTTCTACAGTAAATGTTTTACCAATACCACCTCGGCCTGCAATAAAGAGCGCATTAGATGCACCAGATGCAGTCATTTTAATTAGATTTTCAAGGTCAGCAAGTTGCTTATCGTACGTAAGTTTTTCACGGTTTGCTTCTAATTCATCTAGCTGAGGATCATGCGAATAAATTTCCTTTTTACTTCCTCCTCTAACACTTCCATTTACTACTCCGATTGCTGCAAGGATATTTGACTTCTGCGAAAGTAGTTTATTCACATCTTTCTTAGAACCTTTCCAAATATATTGTCTTCCAACCTTTTTAATTATTGCAGGATTTTGCGCCTCTAATTCATCAAAAATTTTGATACCAACAGACTTCCAAACTTTAAATACTTTTTGTTTAGTAAACCCAGGTGAGCTTACTAAACTTATCACGTTTGAATAAGCGTCTTCAGGATCAACCGCCGCTTCATTAAGTGCCTGAAGTTGATGTTCAGCGCTTTCTTTAAGAGATACATCAGTTGGATAGGATTGAAAAGGGCCTGATTTGATTTTACCACTCTTTAGCATATCGGCTAATTGCGGAAGTATTTGGACCAAAGATATCTCTCTTTCGAATGAAATATGATAGGTTGGTCCTTGCGTAGACCCATTCCACAAATCGATAGAAGATAGGTTATTAGCACTGGCACTACCTTTGTTAGTCCAATTTATTCTAAAGGATTCTATCTTTTTGCCTGGTATATAATACCTAAGGCCGTAACCTGCGCCAGTTGAATTTTTAAATTTTTCTAAACCTGCTGTTGCAAACATTTGTTTAATGCTTGTTTTTTTTCTAAGGTATTTTAAAATAATTTTAGAAGCTTTTTCTAATGTGCCTGTAGATAGTTCTTCTGTGATGTATTCTTTAAAGTCTAGCATAATTCCCATAGTGTGTTAAGTTAAGATACTTTAATCTATTTATAACAATAACAACTTTAATAATTCGCCCATTTACACTTTTTCCATTGGCTTTGTTCAAACCAGCGTATAAATAAACCACGCTCGCGGCCGTGTGCTTCAATCTCCCAAGGGTGATCATAGTAGTTTATTTTTTCCCACGCAAAAGGTTTACCTTTCCACTTACACAAATGAACATTGCCCGAAAAGTCTTTCAATTCACCTCGAGCATACTGCTTTACATGCACCATTTCATGCGCTACAGTTGAAAGCATATCAGTTAAAGATTGCGAAGAGTTAACACGCACTGTAAATTCACGAGGTCGATTACACGATTCGTCTTCCCATATGCAATCACCTGATAGACCATCCTTTTCATCAAGGTTATTAATTAAATGTATATCGACAAAAATCTTATCCTGTAGCCGCGGCATAAGATGTAGTCCAACCCAATGAGCAATGTCGCCTGACATTTCGCGTTTCTTTGATCCAGAACCTATAACCGTAATAAACACTATATCTTAAATGCTGAGAAGTCGTTATTGTTTACAGGCGCGGATGTAGTAATTTCATCGCTCGATAGTGTTTGAGCAGAATCTTCTACATCGTATAAGCGCATTTTAGCACGATCAATACCAACAACAAACCGTTTATCTTGTGTAGGATCATTATAGCGATTCTTCAATTGTTTCACCATAAGCTGATTCATACCTTCAAGTTGTTCAGTAGATATCAGTGCAACCATTAAGTCTGCAGTTGCTGGTAAACCAAATGATTCTGAAGTATCAGTAAGTTCTACATCGGTATTGCCAAATCCAGTACGTGTAACTTGAGTCGCTGACCAGATAGGTACATTGTGTTCAACTGCAAGACCACGTAATTCTTCGGCAATAGCTTTAATGAGGGAGTAAGTATTTACTGAACCACTAAGGCCTTTTATCCGTGCACTACCACAAATATTAAGATAGTCAATATAAATTACATCTGGCTTAAAGTCTTTCTTAAGCTTAAGCTCATCTAAGAGTGCACGGAAGTGACCTACGTGGGCTGTTGCCGTAGGATATTCTTTGATGATAAGCTTGCCTCTAGTTTTTTCTTTGAGTTTATTGACCTTCGTATCAAAAAGTTGCTTAGGCAAGCTCTCAAGTTGATCAATCGGCACATCAAATAGGTTTGCATCGATTCGTTCAGCAATCCTTTCTTCTGCCATTTCCAAAGTGATATAAAGCACGTTCTGTCCAGCGGCGAGATTGGCAGAAGCAAAGTGACACATCGCCAAGCTTTTTCCCACACCAGTACCTGCAAGTATAATGTTAAGTGTCTTATTTGAGACACCACCTTTGGTAATTGTATTAAACATAGAAAGATCAAATGGTATTTTGTCTTCCTGTAAATGATAGAAATCAAATCGTTTGTCTGAGTTTTCAAAATAATCGTGACCAACATTAGTATCAAAAGACACACTTAGCGCCTTTGATAAAATACCAGGGATAGCACCATCAGTAAGTTCCTCTTCCTTACCATCTATGATACCAATTGATTTTATGATTGCAAGATATACTGCTCTTTGCTTACACCATTCCTCGGTTGAGTTCAGTAGCCATTCTCGTTCCACTTCTTCATAATTTTTCAAGTCAACAATGAGATTATGAATATCATTACGATTGCTTTTATTTATATAATCAGACTTTTGGAACTCGACTTCTAGCGCTGCAGAGTTTGGAAGCTTATTATAATTCTGTAAAAAGGAAATGATAAGCTCATACACTGGCTTATGCTCGTTTTCAAAGTATTCTGCCTTTACATGAGGTAATGCTTTTCTGCAATATTCTTCATCATTCGTTATCGTCTTGAGTATCAGTGTTTGTAGGTTTGTCATTATTTATTTCATCTTCAAGCAATTGAGACAGTACGTCTCCCATAAAATTTTTGAAATCTGTAGATTTTTCGAGTTTCTTTTTCTTAAACTTAGGTGGCCAACTTTCCAATTTGAAATCAAATGTCAATTTAGCTTGATCATTTTCAGGATCTTCGCTTACTTTGACTTTGCCATAAGTGTATATTACATCCTTGTATTTGCCTTCTTTAACCTTTAAAGCATACAACTCGCTTTGATCATTTTCTACGAATTGGATTGTTTTACCTATATCAATCATTTTCAACAGATGGTTTATATTCGACTTTATCCTCTTCTAGCATTGCGCCGTGAGCAACCTTGTATCGGTTTTCAATCGCTGTTTCAAAGTCAGTAGAGCTAAAGACTTTGGTCCAGAATTCTTCAGTCATTGTCTGTGCTGCTCTAAGGTTTCCACTCAATTCTTCCTGTGTTGCAGGATTCATTGCCATATACCAACCATTTTTAGGTTTAACAACATAGCCTGTTTCAAGGGCAAGATCTAATAGACCTGACCACTTCTCGATACCTCCGTCCCAACTTACGCTAATTGGGATCTTAGACTTCTCCTTTACAAAGCGAGACTTCTCGATATTAATGATGAAGTGATAACCTGAGATTTCAGTGCCAGTCTTTTCTTGGCGACGGCCGATAATCCATACATCATTAGCAGAATACATGACACCTGTTCCACCAGACACTACGGCCCTTGAGAACATTTCTTGTGTTTGATACGTATGATTTACTGCAAGAAGTGGAATATCCTTTAGAGTCAAGAACGGTGTAATCATTCTGAATAGACCCTTAAGAGCTTTTGCTCGTGTCATATCTGCAACTGACTTCATATTCTCAGCATCATCGATTTCCTTCTTCGATGCAATATTACCAATAGAATCAATCACTACCATTACTTTATCCTTACGATCGATTTCAGTAAGTTGGTGAACCAAATCAAATTTAAGTTCTTCAATGTTAGTAACAGGTGTGTGTAGTACACGAGTTGTATCGATACCGAAACTTTCAAAGTATGATTGTGGTGATCCAAACTCTGAATCATAGAACATGAGAACTGCATCCTTATGCTTCTTCATATAAGCACCTGCCATCAAAAGGGCAAACGATGTTTTAAAGTGTTTACTTGGACCTGCTAACACTGTTAGCCCTGATGAGATACCACCTTTAGTGGAACCAGAGAGTGCGACGTTAATCATCGGCACTGAGGTTGAAGTCATTTCCTTTTCGGAAAAGAACTTTGATTCTGAAAGAATTTCAGCACCGGCTGTGCGGCTTGATTTTTTTAGTTTTTCTAGTAGTGACATAAGTGTATTTCTTTAATTTGTTATAGCTATATTATACCATATCTATGGTCATTTGTACACCATTAAATGAACGATTCAATGGTCTGTGCTGCCTCTTCATAATCTACGGTATATGCCTTATTGTCAAACACTGCAAAATCAGCCTCTCTGGTGTCTAGATTGCCTCCAAGCCAGTCTAGAATGGACTTTGCCATGTCTTCTGCAGTAGTTACTGGCACGTTTTGACATATCATATTTAGGTTTTTTCTTCCTCCTTGAAGCTGAAAATCAGAAGGCATTTTCATAATTGCTAAGCATTCGCGAATTGTAAGATACCGATCTTCATCTGGGTGTGTTAAACATGTAGGCATATGTCCTACAAAAGCACCAATGTAATCCTTTGGAATTTCTGTAGTTTTTCTCATGATGTTACCGCCAGATTTGAGTTTCTTATGAATCTCTAAACAGCGTGTAGCTTGTTTGTCAAACCCGTTCAGTGCCATCCATTCAGAAACTTCGTCATATTCAATACCGCGGTTTTCTAAATAATCGAGTGGATTCGTTGTCCTTTCGATCTTTTCTTGAAATTGTTTGTGCGTAATTCCGCCTTCAAGTTCTTCCAATACGTATTTATAGAAAGGATTATCTGAAGGTTTATTTTTATTCGTAAGCTCGTTCATTGGATCATCTGCAGAAACAAAAGCATTCCGAATAGTATCTTCAATCTTTTCGTGAGGTCTTTTGAAAAACTGCATATGAGGAATACGATTACCTTGCCAAAAGAAATAGAATGCTCTATCGCGGGTTTGACTTAGTCCGTGCAATTTAGATTTTGTCTTATATAACGACATGGTATAGCCGTTTTCTTTAGCGATCTTTCTTAGCTTTTCAACAATAGGTGCACCCATTTTAGATGCAAGCCTTGGAGCGTTTTCTCCCCAAAGGACTTTAGGCTTTACAGATCCTAAAACATATTTTGCTGATTCAACCATCCAATCATTTGCTTTGTTGTCTGTAGAGGATGATGGACTTAGCGAAGATAGACCAGCACATGGACACACCGCATTCACAACATCAACATAATCGGTTCTACCACTACCTTCGTCGATGACATGGTATGGTACTTCGTTTTTGTAGTGTTCTAACATCTGTGAATCATTCGCTGCGAATGGTGTATATGATAAAATGTACTTAGGTCTTTTACCAAAAACATTCTCCATTGCGATTGTTTCACCTCCAATAAGAGGAACTATTGATGCATAACTATAACTCATACTAATAGGTCCATTTGGCTATCGTTAAAATATTTTTGTATAGTTTCTATTTTAGAATCTAACGCGTCGACTTTTTCTATCTTTAGTTCGATTTCAACACCAATGTCTGGGTGTTCGCCTATTGCTACTTGGTTTGTCAAGTAAGTATTTAAATCAGCGAGTTCGATGTCTCGTTGACCTTCTAGTTTTTTCAATATTCCTTTTAGGTGTGCACTCATATTTTGTTTTCTATGTTTTTCATTATTTCAGCAAACGTATAGTCTGCATCTTGGTGTAGTTTATAAAATTCGTAGGCCTGATTCCTCATTTCATTTCTTTTTTCAGGTGACTCTCGAAGATCTAGCATTTGGTTTAATGTTTCATCAAAATTATTTTCATCAAACCAGATTGTTCCTGAGTTTTCACAATCAGTAAACTTTTTTCCATAGTGACGGTGGGTGCAAGCATCACCGTACTTTTTATTAAAGACAGGAATTGTACCAGTGCATACTACTTCGCAGTGCGTATACTCAACTGATCGTTGAATAAAGTGTTCTTTCATACGAGAAAGTTGATAGCCAAAGCCCACCTTTGACATTCTCTCAAGCATTTCTTCTTGAATGTATGGACCAAATACCTGAACATTTGATCCATAAGATTCAGACAAATCGTATTCATTAGGGTCTTCTGCAAGCAAATTTTCAAATTCAGATAGCTCTCTAAAACCTAAGAAAGCAGGCGAACGTTCGATGCCTTCATACGTAGTAAGCATTTCATTTGGCATTAAATAACCATTATGAAATTTAAACATTTCTTGATAACCTTTCCATGACGTAGTTCTACCAATCCACTTATGGTGTAGCTCATCATCACAACCGTTTTTCCAATATTTTTCTTTTATCTCATCGAAATACATTCCTGGCTGAAATGCTACAATGGGCGTTCCTTCTTCAGCACCAAACAAATCTACCTTTGGTCCAACTAAATTACCAGCGTACTTTGCAAAGTCGTTGGTTGTTGAATGTACAAATATAATATTAGCTTTTTGAATAGCTTCATCTAACGCACCATTACGGCGAATAGATTGCATAGCGTGGTCATGCTGAATCAACGCTACTGGTATTTTTATTTCACTTAACATCCGTTTAAAGTTTTCAATCGCTTCTTCCTTTAAACTCATTGCAGGTAAAGAGTTAATAATAGCAATATCTGCTTTATTCACTTCTTCTATCATGCTATTCACTTCTTCGTCTTTAGCAAATTTTAGCTGATGGATGTTGTCAGTTTTGTGTGCATTCTTTCGTGTCCAAGATTTATCTTTAGATGCGTACACACTATAAGAATACCCGTGTTTTTCATAGAATTTACATTGCTCTATTGTAAATTTTGTTACGCCGCAACCTTCAATTCCTCGGCCCATGATAATCGCTATCCTTTTCATAATTTTACCTTCCTATTGCCATTAACCAGCACACGGCTACACCGAGTGCTACAAATAACGCTATTGTCATATCAATTGGTATCATTTTGTTTCCACTGAAATAACTTTATTTTCTAACCATTGGGTTCTATCACCGTAATTAAACTCATCGTGCAGAATAAGTTTTTCCATGATATCATAGACAACATAATCTACGTCTTGGCCTTTAGAATCGTTGATGTATAATTTCGCTCCACTATCATCTTCGTGGCGAGCTACAGAATAGACTTCATCTTCTATTTTTGCTTCAAAGGTGTATATGACTTTGCTATACACTTCCTTTGGCTGTTGTACTATTGTAATATCCATGATTTTATTTATTGTTTTATAAGTAAGTAATTTTTATGCCAGCTTCGTCAAAAAGATTCTTAGCGAGTGTGCACGATTTGCTCCATCGCGGATCCGCAGATTTATGCATCACCACTTCTTTCACACCAACTTGAATTAAAGCTTTTGAGCATTCGTGGCAGCAAGGCAATCCATGAACATAGCACGTAGAACCTTCTAACGAAACGCCTGTTCTAGAAGCGTTATAGATTCCATTCATTTCTGCATGGACTATCTTTTCGTATTTAGTTTCTCTATCGTCGTAATCCAACGGGTCGTCATCGATACCTCTAGGGAAGCCGTTATATCCTTGAGATAAAATTTGTCCTGAAGTTCCTACGAAGATTGCTCCGCAAGACGTTGAAGGATCTTTCGACCATTGCGCAATATCGCGAGCAAGATCGATATATCGTTTATGCCACTTATTGCCCATTAAATGTATCTCTTAAATTCATCACCCTGCTAACGTTATCTTCTAATCCTATTAGGTGAAGATTGCCTGAAAGAATACACCTTCTTTTTTCTACAAAGCTTGGTAATTGGGTATGTAATAAGTCAGAAGGCCAAAGAATAAATCTACCTTCTTTAATATCATTTTTATATTCTTCCTCTGCATTTGGATAAGTACAATATCTAGTTGGTTCGTGCACTTTAGGATCACATTCAATATACCATACGAAAGACCAGTTGGCGCCAATTTCCCAAGAGCCATGATTATGTAATCCATGGTATGCCTGCTTGGAGGTTTGTTGAGTCCATATATTTTCTAAAAATAAATCCTTTGCACCTTGGTCTTTAGCCCATTGGTCTAAATTAGTTCCCATATGTTTTATTACAAACTTATGCCATATCTCACATCTTTTTAGGTTATCATCTGTATCAAACTCTGGCTCTTGTGTATGATAATCGGTTAACATACCTTGGTCGTCTTTTTCAAGATATCTGTGGCGCGTCAACCAATCACATATTTCAAAATACTCTGCCTTACTAGCATCGCTATCGAACTGATAGAAGCGTATAGGTTTGAATGGTTCTATTGTTTTATAATTAGTACTCATTAGCTTTTTCTCGGTTTAAAAAATCTTTGTTAGGCTTTTGGCCTTCGACGCCGCCGCGGGTATAAGCGCCAATAAAGGATGCATAATTAATTAAGTCTTTACAAGAATCTTCAATTGATTCAAAGTTTTGTTCGTAGTTAGGATCTTTTTCCATTGCTTCAACTACAGAATACATTCGTAAAACTTTAGCGTAAACAATGTCTAATATAGTAAGAACACCGCGTGGGTAGTAATCTGCCTGTTTGATCCACGATTCTTTGTTTTGGTAATCGTCTGATTTGCGCAATTGCAAAGCTATTGCTTCATTAATAATTTTAATTGATTCTTTATCCATTCTTTTCGTCTTGTATTTCATGATTGCTTTTAATTAAATTGAAGTGTCTTTCGTATACGTGCAGTGAACCAACATTCCAATAGATTTTACCAAGATCTACTTTCAGTTCGTGACACACCATATCAGCCATGTACTTTTGCCAAGCAAAATCGTTGCGATAACCAAAAACTACATCGTTACTACGCATTTGAACAACTACTTCGAGTTTGTTGTCGCGGATCATGTATTGAACTGCATTAGTGCAAATAAAGTCAGACATGCCGTTTTCATCGTATTCGTTCCAAATTGTTGGACGGGTGTAAACCATAACTGCACGGCGTGAGTCAGGATTTTTACGAAGTTCCATTACACAATTCTGATACTGATTATGATTCTTAGAACTAAGCGTAAGGTAACCATAGTTAGAATTAATCTTACCACCTTTATCGGATATCATTTGCCAAATTTTAGGAACATCACCTTCAATATCGTTTACGTTAAGAGATTCAGATAGATACCAATCTAGTTCGCGCTTGATATAGTGTTGATTAGGTTTACCAAAGATGGTGGGTTCATCTGCTTCAAAAGAAGCGTTAACTATTTCTATAGTTTTTACACCTGTTTTATCTGTAACATAAAGATCGTTTATGCATTTTGATTTAAACAGATTTCGTATGTCTTTTACTGTCTGTAACATGATAGATATTATAACACACTTTGAGGCAATTGTAAATACTTTTTATCCAAAAGATACCAGCCTCCTTGGTCTCTTCCATACTTTTCTACATCTTCTACAGGAATCATTCCTTCACACGTGAATTTTAAAGTTTTTCCTATGTGCGGTACATAATCGTTTAAAACTATATTCTGTTTAAACCCTATAACGTGCGTAACTTGTCCTAGCTCTACCGATTCTTTATTAACTGAAACACTATAGTTGTTGGACCAGATTGGACGACACTTTAAATCAATCAAATGATTTTCGTCATAAGCCCAATCGTGTCTCCATTGATAAGATTCACCTTCAACTTTATCAAGAGTTTTAAGTTTACCTGCAGCTTTAAGTGTTATCTCTAACGCCAATGCATTACAATTAGCACGGCTAGAATAACTTCCTTTTTTGAATTCGTTATCGATTTGATTAATTAACCAATCGTCAATAACATATTCATGTGTGTCTATAATCTTTTTTATTTCTTTAATCATGTTTTAATACTTCTAATTGCAAAGTCAATTGCGCGGGTTGCTTCAAGTTTTACAGGACGATTTTTGTACCATCCTCCAGTTTCCATGTCAATTTCTCTTACAAGCCTTTCAACTTCATCTGCAGATATTGGATATTGCCTCTTAATCGCGTTGGCTGAAATGCTCATCATGATTTGATACATTTTGTGATACCACCCTGAAGAGCCAATTGTCATGTATTCGTTTACTAATGTTTTGTTTACGAATGGACAATCACGATAACTATTCCACACGATATCTGTATTCGTCAATTGCGTTTTACGATATTCATCAAGTTGTTTTTGAATTGCTTCAGGAAACTTGCCGCTAAACGAACTTGCGCTTTGATTTACGAAATGGTGTTTATCCATCAATTCGTCTGGATCAAGCAAAGGTGCGTTATGAGTAAAGATAAATTGATAAGAATCAGGATACTGCGCTGGTACATAATACATGCGCGATAAATCTTTAGTCTGTGGATCACCAAGAGAATTGAATTCTTGATTAACCGCAAACCAAAGATGTTTGATTTTATTTGCTTCTACGTGTTTCGTTAAAGGAAATACTATTCTGAACTTTGGCTTTTCTTTTGTCGAAGATGCTGAACTATAACAAATGAATCGATTTCTTTCGAATGTTTTGATAGCTTCTTCAAACGTGCCTTCGTACTCGTCGATGTCGAGTGCCACCCAACCACCCCACGAAAGTACATTGCGATTTGCTCTTGTAGTTTCTTTTTCGTAAACAGCAGGTGTGATAAGTGCGCTTCCATTTTTTCTTTCTCCTTTTTTAGGTTTATAACCTTTTTGTTCGCTAAGCGAATACAACAATTCCTCAAACTTTTCCCAAGTGGAAAAAGCCATTGTTCGATGAGTTTTGTTATCGAATATAGAATTGAATATTGTTAATTTATATTCCACTAATGTTTCCGTGATTTCCTTTGTGATTTGGCGACTGCCAACCATCTGGCTTGATCAAGTCTGGTAACCCATAAGGGTTAGGCCGTGTTTCTTTAACTCCTACCATTTTTAACATATTAGCTGATAGAACTTCGTTCCACGCTTTATGCCCATCTACATCAAATAGATCCAAAGTGCCAATTGCTACAACACATAAATCAACGAGTGCATCAACTGTTTCCTCCGCGTCTATTGGTATACCAGTCTTAGTTGCTTCTTGCAATTCTGTTAATTCCTCTTTTAAGAAATTAACACGAAACTGCAGAAAAGCCTTTAGCTCTTGGTTACTTAGTTTTTTCATTGCCTCATGAATGCCATAGTGATTATGCATTTCATGAATGTCTTGTGTCCAATCTTTACTCATTATCTGTATATTATACCATACTTTTTGTTATTTGTAAACCCTAAAATAGGAATTGCTGTAAATCCGCTCTAGGTTCGGCTGACCAACCAATAGCATTGAGTATGATATCCATTGGGTCAATAAAGGTCTTTTGAAATTGTAAGTTGTAGTCGATGTATTTATGAAGTTCTAATTCGTCTGGTAAATAATCCGGGAACGCAACTACATTTTCTTGAATAACATTAGGAACTAATAAATAGATAAACTTGATTTTATCGCCATTTTGAATCAATTGGTATTTCTTATCTAAGCCTTTTGCTTTTGTATAGTGATTGTAGAGTAACGCACCACGACAATGGATAGGTGTACCTTTACGGTAAATCAATTGGTTGTCTGCATAACCTGCAACATCAGTTACACCACGAGGGAAAGCGATTTGATCAGGTGAAAGAGTTTTAAAGTGTTCTTTGAAAAGCGCAATAGCTTCTTGTGTTTTACCTTCATCACCAGTCACAATAACCTTAAATAGGTTTCTCATAGCATCACGACACGGCATTGGCGTAGAAGACTTAACTGATTCTAGACCCATGATCTTAATCTTAGGTTCAGCGTATTGAACACCTTCGTTGTTATGTACATTAAGGATGTAGCGTTTCTTTGCAGTCCAAATACCACGATCAGCAATAGCTTCACGTTTCATAACCATACGATTTGTAAAGGCATTGCTCGCAATTGCGAATTCTTCAAAGGCTTTATCAAGCATAGGTTCAATAGCTTTAGAACCAAATTCATCGAGGAACGATACAGGATTATTAGGCTTAAACTTTTCAATTAGATCACTTACACCAACGTAAAGTGAATCAGTATCCATCGCAATAACACGATCTTTTTCTTCGCCAATGAAGTCATTAAGAAAAGTGTTTACCTTTGTTTCAGCATATTTGATAACCTCTTGGCCAGTCAACGTAATCCCTGCGGCAATACGGATGTCAAAGTAACGAAAGTATTTGTTACCCATTGCACCATAAAGAGAGTTAAGAAGAATCTTAATCGCGGTTTGTAGGGTTTCAAGACGTGCGACCTGAGAAGATGTTTGTTGGTATTCCTTACGTTGTCGTTTAGAAATTGTTTCAAGTTTGTGTTTAGCTGTAAGCATGTCACCTTTAATGTTTACTCGCTTAGCATACAACTCTTCAACAATTTCAGGAATAATACCTTTCTTATCTTTACGAAATACTGCACCATTAGACGCTTTAGCACCATCAGCATCAGTAACACCGATTAAAGTTTCAGGCGACATGTTGTATTGCACAATGAGATTAGGATAAAGAGAATTCAAGTCAAAGGACATTACCCAATCATGCATTCCTACGTGAGGTTCTTTTACGTAACCTCCAGGAAACTGCTGTGCAGCGTGATCAACTGCAGGCAAAATTGCAACTTTAGATCGTGCTAGCCTACGGAAAATAATTGAGTCCCATATCGCGGTTGTACCGAGTGTGTCTTGATAGTTTACACCACCGAGATACGCCATAGTCAATACCAACGTAATAAGGCCAAGCTTCTCTTCCATACGTTCGATGAGCTCAACGTCTTTAATGTTGTAGTCAACAAACATTTGAAAGTCTGCATCATACAAGTCACGAAGTGTACCAACCTCAGAATAGTCGAGTTTCTTTTCACCAAGTACTACACTTGAAATATGATTCAACGAATACGATTCCTGATTACCATACGTATATGCAAACTTCTTAAAGAGTTCCATATAATCAAGGTGTTGAATACCCATGATGTCAAAAGTAATCTGCTGACGACCTTTGATAAAGATTTCCCTACGTTCGATCTTACGCCAAGGTGAAAGATTACGAACCTTTTCTTCGCCGAGTAAGAACGCCATTCGAGCTACCATGTAAGGAATATCGAAGAACCGAGTATTCCAACCGGTGATGATATCAGGAGTATTGTCTGGTTCTGCCCAATAGTCGATGAATGCAGAAAGCATTGAAGATTCTTCAGTGAACTGACGATACTCGATTTTTAAATGCTTAAGTGCGGTGATTGCTTCATCGTAAGGTTTCATACCCCAAACACGATAAGTGTCGTCTTTTGAACTTTTGTACGCAATCGTAAGAATCTGATTGACAGGATTGTCTACCTCAGGAAAGCCATCACCATATGCGGTTTCAATATCCAAAGAAGCAACATCGACCATGTTGCGATTGTAAACAATTTCATTGGGAAACTGATTCTGAATAAACGCAGGAATGTGACGAGTATTACCATAAAGGCAAAAGTCAGGTACACCTTTGTAAGACTTTTGAAATTCTTTAACTTCAGACATTGAACCGAACTGCAAAGGTTCAACTGGTGTTTCATCAAGCGCTTTCCAATCTGTTACGGGTTTCTTAGACTTAAGATAAAGCGTTGGTTTGTATTTTATTCTATGGGAAATCTTTTTTCCCTCGTCATCGTAGCCACGGTATAATAGGCTGTTCCCCAATCTTTCGATACTTGTGTAGAATCCACTTAAAATCATAATCTAATTATACCACATAGACGGCCATGTGTAAACAATAAAGTGAGCCTTTTTAACACATACTCAGGTATTTTTCTACGGTTTTTATTCAGAAAGGAACTGAGGTGTCTCAGATCCAATCGTGAAACTTTTAGGCTTCTTTTCTTCTGGAATATTTTTTACCAGATAGACAGAAAGAATACCATCTACAAGTGCGACAGATTCAACTTCAACATATTCACTTAACGTGAATTTTCTTTTGAATTTACGTGTTGCAATACCCTTATGGATGTATTCCTTATCACCGTTCAGATCTACATCTTTAGATGCGATTGTGAGAACGTTTTCTTCTTGCTCAACGAATAAATCTTTTTCGTTGAAGCCTGCGACGGCAAGAGCAATTTCGTATTTGTCTTCGCCGTGATTCACAACATTGTGAGGTGGATAACCTTGTTGTTGTGATTGTAGTTTTTCGATTCTATCAAACATAGAATCGAAACCGATTGTCCAGGATTGGCCTGGCCATGTGTATGTATTTGTCATTTGTTTCCTCCGTTAGGCAGGTTATGTGTTGTGAGACCCCTAAGGCATCTCATTTAAAGTAACAGCGTGTTACCTTAAAAGTTTATTTATACTATTTCTTTACGTTTCCAATTGAATATTTCGATTCAAGAGTCCATTCGGTTTTATCTTTGTGCGAGATAATTTTTATTTGTCGTAAAGATGTTTTTACTTCAGCTTGGTTTTTATCTATAATAGTAAGTAAACCCCAATCAGATAACAACGTAGCGATAGTATTGCGTCTTCCTAAATCATCATTTGTATATGTAGAAGGTTTTCCGTCTAGCATAAACAATTCTTTAAAGTGAACAACAAAATATCTACCTTGCTTGTGTAGAATATGACAACTTTGAAATAGAGTGTTGTATTCTTTTTTAGAAGATACACCTATTCTTGTTAATGTTTCTTTTATTTTTAAGAAATCATCAGGTTCGTTTAAAAGAACCTCAAGCATATCTGAAGGTGACCAGTCAATATTTTCGTTATCGCTCATAATTAAAATCAGTACTTTAAAGTATTATTTATAATATGAGAAGTTTACACTTAGTTCACCCTTTTGTCATGAGCGTTATCTACCACCTTCGTCAAAAAAGGAGTGTAGTAATTTTATTTGTGATTTTGACATAATAGGATACACTGCTTCTGCTTTTTCTTTAGAATAATCGTAAGCCTTTTGAATCATCTTAATGTCTTCGCTAGTCTTTGCTTTTTTACCCCACTTAGAAAATCTGCGGCCTGGTGTAACTATATGTTTGTAAAAGTCATACTGCATACGATGAGGCAAGTTAGCATGTAAATTCATTTCATTAGCAAACAAAGTGGTATCTTTAAAATATGACAACCCTCGATTAACAATGAATGGAACATAGGCTTTATCTGGCGAATCTGGATTACTATGCTCGAGCGATTGATCTGCTTTACAATCTTTAAGTAGTTGGGTACCTCTTCTACCTTCATTGATTGATTTAATAAAATCAAATGGGCTTAGCTTTTTTACTTCCATTCTGATGATGCCATGATTTCAGTTAGACACGCAACGGTGTTGAGTTCTTTATCAGCAACAAAGGCCGCTTTATATTGGTAATCAGCAAGGATAAGAATAATAGCAGGAATCGAATGAGGACTTGCAAAATCATATAGCGTATCGTAAATTCTGCGGAAAATGACAGATGAATCGATGTCTGCGTTATTAGTTACCCAAGCTCGCATGTTTTTAAAGTCTTTACCTTTCAAATTATTTACTAACGCTGCAATATTTTGATCTGATAAACCAATTAGAATATCAGAAGTAATCTGACCTGATGATGAATAGCGTTGGCATTCGTTTATTACACGCCTCCAGTCAGGAGCATAACGCATGATCAATTCAGCGAGTATCTTATTGTTGTATTCAACTGATTCAGTTTCTAGAATGGTTTGCATTCTTTTCATGAATAGCGCGCATAGTTCGCTTAACTGCTTTTTAGTTGTATTGAATTCAATTACAGAACACCTAGAATGAAGAGGTTCAATGATGCGATTTTTAAAATTGCATGTAAGTATAAATCTGCAATTGGAACTAAACTCTTCAATAAATCCACGTAAAGCAGGTTGAGTTGATTGCGCATTTAAGTAATCAGCTTCATCAAGAATGACAACTTTTACTCCACCACTAAGTGATACCGACGAGGCAAACTGTTTTATTTTTGAGCGAAGGGTATCGATATTGCCTTCTTCAGACGCATTCACGATAAGGTAATCTAAATTCAATTCATTACACAACGCTCGTGCAACTGTTGTCTTACCTAATCCTGCAGAACCAGTGAGCAACATATTATGCATGTCACCGGTATCTACTATTTGTTGAAAAGTCTTTTTTAGACTTTGTGGAAGAATACATTCTTCAATTGTTTTTGGGCGATACTTTTCAACCCATAGGAATTCTTGTTTTTTCATAATATAATTATACTCTAAGATAGAGTATTTGTAAATCAAAAGTGTTGAGCAGTTTTTTTCAAAACCGACATACTCAGGTCGTGGCTTTCAACTACTCAGAAGTTTCCTCAGTCGCTTCTTCGCCTTCAGTAGTTGCTTCTTCACTTACTGCTTCTTCATCCTTTGGCGTGTGGAAAGCAATAAATGAGTGTAGCCTATCACGAACGGTACCTACTGAGCTTAGCTCAGCGCCTTTAAAGGTTCCACGTTCGGAAGCTACATCAATTATTTGTACCATCGCTGTAAAGTCACCAAGATTTAACTCAGGTGCAGGCGATTCGGTGTTAGTATTTTCACTCATAATATTTTTTTTACTTCTTTGCTTTTTTCTGTTTGGTCTATAAGGTGCCATACCGTTTAACCATTATAAGTAGAGCTTTTTTCAAGTGCGATCCAATACTCTACGGGATTGTTATTTATACACTTCCAATGCGATATAAGCTTTGAACTTACGGAAACTTCATAGTCTCCAGGCACTAACTTAAGGTTTGCAATTAGAAATTGAAAGTCATAGGAACCAACATTTGTAGAACCTACTTCTAGTTTAAAAGTATTTGCAGACGAATTGTTGGGATCTTTAACTTCGAGGTAGATGTTATCATCACCTTCAGCTGTTGTAATAGAAACCACTGGGTGATTTAGTGCACCACCTGCTCTACGGATTTGATTAATGTCGTCAGCAGATAAGTTAATTGTTACTTCAGACTCAGGCATAGTCACTTCTTTCTGGGGCGATGTCAGAATTGAAGAATCGGCATAGCGATAAGTCAATGATGCTTGAGTTGAATTAATAACTACTGATGATTCTCCAAATTCCAATTCAGGATCTTCAATCAAAGAATGAGCTTGTAAAAACTCGTTCAGATCGTAAATACCGACTTCTCTTGGAAACGTTTCTTTTACTGTTGTAGATGCCATAATGTTTTTGGCTTCTGCAATGGTAGACAACTTGTTACCTTCTTTGATAACAAGATTTGGATTGATGGCTGAGAAATTCTTCAGCACTTCTAGTGTTTCTTTACTGATTTTCATAATATACTATTATACCTTATTTTTGTTGTTTTGTAAATAACTAAATTCGAGCATAAACATCATACAACAAATAGCATGTGCTGAGTGATGAATGCCTGTCTCATCGTCATGTGTTTCTCCTCTTTGAATAGCCCACATGTGTCGTTGAGCTGCAGCAAAATATCGTTCATTAAGATTATCGAGTTCAAGCCAATTGTTTCTGTCGTACTTTTGTGCTCCATAGGTTAGTACATTCGCAACATCGTCGAGCGCATGTGGAGGTATTAGACTATAATCTGGTTTTCCTGTATCGAATTTAATTCCTCCATTCGCAGACTTTTTCTTCGCGAACTTTGCCTTCATTTCCCACTCCTTTAGTTTATCTTCTGTCATTACTTTCTTTTTTCTTTATTGTTCTTAATCGCTTTATCGATTTTAGGAGTTACCATCCTTTGAACTGTTTCGTTAAATATCATACTTCCACTTGAACGTCCTAGTAGTTTTCTTTTCGACGGATTCGGTGCTCTTAAATCTACACCTGGTTTTGCTCTTTTACTCATATTGATTGTATTTTATATAAAGGTTGCCTACCGTTAAGTTATGACGCTCAACGGTAGGACTTTTAGGTTAGGTTATGACTTGCGATCTCCACCGCAAA